ACTTACCAAATTTAGTCACGGAGTTGCCTTGTCCACCACCAGACGGAATACCTATAGGAGCAAAAAATAAAGCACAAACCGCTGTAATTATTGGTTACGAGGTGATTGACGGTAAATGCGAGCCACAGCTGGAGCTGTTGCCTGTGGCAAAGATTATCGGCAACTATTTACCTGGAGCGCCTGTAGTGATGACCACTGCAGCGATAGCAGCAGTTGCAACCACAAGCGCCATATTGGCAAAACCGTTAGGCGACATCCTGCTTAAGGCTGTCAAACCCATCGTGAAAAAGACAATCAAAAAGATTAAGGAGAAACTCGGCAAGAAAGTAGTTATTGAGTCTGCGTTTCAGCGTCGGAAGAATCAACGCGTTTTGAGGAAGTAGGTATTGAGTGTGTGTGGGGCGGGATGACTCCAGGTGGATTAACCAGAACTACATCAGCACAGATCGAAGCGTAAGGCGAGTCAGGGTGAAACATGACGCCTTCTTTCATAAGGTTGGCGCAGTTCTTCAGTCTTGCAATTTCGTAGTTCAATCGTTTGTCAGCCAGCGTTGCATCTAGCAGTGCTACTTGTTTTTCCGCTGCTGCTCTGCATGTTCTGACATGTGAGCGGTCAAGCGGCACTGAAATAGTTGCTGTAATGCCACCATTGATTGAGAAATTAGTTTTTTGGCCCGTTCTAACTGGCTTATAGAAAAGGACAGCACCCGGATTATCGGGCCTGCCATCTGGGATGGCATTACCTTCCGAATCAAACGCGCCAGTGATATCGAGAGTATCAAACACTGGGTCTGCATAAGTTGCCTCGTAAGGATCAGACCAGCCTGTTGTTGAACTTATAAATGGGTTGATATTTAGCGTTGCGCCTTGACAGCTAATGCCACCGCCATAAGTATTCGTAAACTGTTTAGACGGTACAACTTGCACCGCCTGGTTCGTGACACTTCCGCTACTATTTGCCACTGGTGCTGCCGTACTACTTACCTGTGCGTGTGCTGGAGCGGAAAGCAGCAAAAGCGTTGCTATGACTCGCTTCATTGCGTAAACGTACTTGTAGTTTCCGTGAGAGATTCGATGTCTGTTTCACGGTTAATTAGCGTATGGTTTACAAGTCCTGGTCCCATCAAAGTCTCGACGAACTGAAAACTAGCTGCTTGATTTACGATGCGCCATTCTGGCTTTTGTGCTGGGTCTAGCCCGCGCCAAACACTAGCAATGCCGTTAGCAGTATTAGTAGTTGTGACTAAAGCCATTGGAGCGAGAGGCCCGTCTGGCTCTATGTTTGTTCCGCTTGCGCTGTACTCGTAACCTGTCCTGTACTCATAGGAGTTTATAACCTCAGTCACTTTTGTTTTTGTTGTTGTGGAAGAAGACAAAACACCCTGTTGAAAATTTGGGACAACAGGCACCGCTTTTGTTGGAGCGGCAAAAAGGATCAACGAGAATACAAGCCAATACCAAAGCATCACTTGATTGTTAGTTCCTGAATGACTTGACCGATTGCAGTTGTACCAGCGCCACCAGCAGTAATAGTCAAAGCACCATCGGTTGCAAGCGTGCCAGCAAGTGACCCAGCAACTCCCCCAGAAGTAGTTGTTGTATTACCAAAAACAGGCAGTGCAGGTACTACTCCTGACGTGACTGTTGTTGAGAGGACTGACGGCACATCGTCTCCTTCTGTATAGCTTTCGCTGTAACTAAAAGCATCACCAGCAGTGGTAACGCTAAAAGCGCCAGGAGTGTACCCGAGAGCAGTCCCGGAATGGAAACTGCCAAACTCAGGAGCAGTGTCCAGAGTGACGTTATTGCCAGATATCGCCAATGAAGACGGTATTCTTGTGGCGACAGATCCTGCTCCATCAACTGATAACGAAACAGACGATTGAATGCGATGAGTGATGTCGGCTTGCACTGGAACGGCAAGCAGTGTTGCTGTTAATACAAAAAAAGTGCGCTTCATTTGATTCCAGCCTTGGTGTCTTTGTTGTCAACGATAGTCGGCTTCTTATTGCCATTGCCATTGGACTTACGTTCGATGCCGAATGACGCCATTGCCCCAGTCAGGAGCGATGCTACGAAGGTGTTGTCCATTTTCATCTGAGGAAAGATCCCTAGGTAAGAAACGGTCAGCAGCGTTGCGCTCCAAGCCAACACCACTGCTTTGACGACATCAGCAATACAGATGCCTTCCTTTTCGTGATGTTCTTCAGGATTGGTTGCCATGGACAACAGAGCTACCGTTACAGCGTAACGACTTTAGGCAAATGCTTCTAGCACTCCTCAAGCCCGTCTTGCTTACAGCGTGGCGTTCCAAAGCATTCAAGGAATTGATCGTCGCCATGCTCGAAAAAATTGTTCAACGAACAGACAATGATTTAGACGATCTAGCGGTCAAGCATGTGAAAGAGCTATTACTACCGGAAACTCGCGTTGACCATTGAAGCGTCTGATGGCATTGGCACTACTACCCTTCTTTCAATTTTTCCGTGGTACGCCCCACCAGCTGGCTGCTGTTAAGGAGCTTGAGGAGCGAATGCCGCAAGACCTTTTGGAGGAAGAGGACAACGCATGGTTTGATGCGTGGAAAGCAAGCGGCATTGACCAAGAAGTGTTTATGCCTTACTTCAGCCAACTTGATAACAAAATTGGAATACCAGGCCGACAATGCTTTTCCTCAGCCGCTGCCATGGTGGCAGCGTTTTACAAAAAAGTTAAAACGGATGATGAGTACAACGCTATTCGCGTCAAATATGGCGACACCACATCTGTCAATGCTCAGATACAGACTCTGAGAAGTCTTGGTTTAAATGCTGAGTTTCGCAAAGATGGTGATTCTGATTTAATCGAATTAGAGATTGAAAGAGGTCGCCCAGTATTGGTTGGTTGGCTGCATCATGGCGATGTTTTACGAGGCGAAGCGCCTCATGGTGCAGGCCATTGGAGCGTAATTAACGGCTATGCAGGGAAGTATTCAAATGATCCTGAGTGGATTATGCAAGATCCACGCGGTTTGCCTGACATGGTTAAAGGCGGCCATAAAAATGCCAGCAAAGGTCATAATGCACGGGTACGACAAGCTGAGTTTTATCCAAGGTGGTCTGTCGATGGCCCTAAAACAGGCTGGGTAATTTTGGTAGATGATTTATGAGTTGGTATGTCGTCTGGAGCTACCTGACTGCGTTCTGGACGACAGTCGTTATTGGCTGTATGGACCCGTACAACTTTAAATACTGTGTACGGGTTGATCAGTGGCTGTTTCCTGTTGTCGGTGACATCATGCGTGCAAGGGAGCCATACGCTTCTGAACGCCGTTACTTGGAATCACTGGAGCGTCCCAATGGACTGGATGATCATTGAGCCAAGTTTGGAAGCACAGCTAAGACTTGAGTGCGGTTGTCGTGGAGTAAGAGAAACAAAGGACTTGACTGAAGTACGAAACTTATGTGTGGCACTTATGCAGCAAAATTTTTACCAAGGTTTGATGCTGCGTCAAGCAGTAAGCCGAATAAGCGCTCTTGAGTCAACCCGGCTTAGCCTGCCACCGGAATAATTTCTACCTCTTTATCTATTTTTACCTTGACTCCTACAACACGTTCTAAGGTGCTCCAGTCGCAAGCATCGTCTAGCTGGTCCGTCCAAACAGCTTGTTTTGAGTCCTCGTAATAAGCAGCAAGAAACAGCGACTCCTCAAAAGCCGCTTTGAGAGCAAAGCGCATGAAATGACTTAATCGTCTTTTGGTTTGGCTCGGCCCTCGACTTGCTTACGGACGGACTGCCGCCACCGAGCAAGATCTTTGGCTTCAGCCTCGCTGTAAACAGTAGGCGAACTAATCCGCTTCAACTCCGAATACACAGCTTCTCTTATCCAAGCTGTTGCACGCTGCTTGCCTTTAGCAGCCTCTTGCTGAACTAGTTCTGCTCGATTGGGGTCAAGCAGAACTTGAAAATACTGTTTATTGCCGTGCCGAATAGCCATAACGTTCAATGTACTACACACACGTTACCATGTAATAGAAGAATCGACCTTCTTTTTCCACGCATTTGCTTGAGCTCGACGAGCTTGAGCACGCTGGTTAGTGCAACCTGCACGTACTTTGCGTGCCTCCTCTAAAAACATCGCAGCCCGCTGTAAGTCACCGGTGGTTGCGCCCTGGATCGCTTTGTTGAGGCGCTCCATCACTATTTGCCTGCCGGTACGCGGCATTCATGACCTCGCATAAATCCCTGTAGTACGTTACCCGGCCTTGGCAAGAACAAAACCATCCGATGTCCGTCAAGTAAACGCTGACCATTAGTGAACCTCACTCCAGGTTTTACCGACAGACACCTCAGCCAGCGCTGGAATTTCTCCAAGCCACTTGGCTTCGGCGTCTTCCATTACCTGTTTTAAGGTTGCAGCCCACTCCTGAGCTTCATTCTCCCTAACAAGCAACAGAATTTCGTCATGCACCGCAGCAGCAATGCGAACGGTGTCCTCACCCGCTGTTTTGACCTTTGGCCAGAGGTTGCCCAAAGCGCATTTAAGAATTGCAGCACCAGCCCCTTGGATCGGCGTGTTGCACCTGACAGTCAGTCGATTCATGTCGCCCTGTAAATACCGCCGCATCCCTGAAATCGGAATCCTGGTTTCCGCCCATTTGTCGTGCTTTGTCCGATCTGCAACTGCTGCATTATTTCGTTGCCATTCAGCTACTCCCTGGAACGCATCAAGCCACTCATCCCTTATTTCTGCTGCACGTTCTTGCGTCATGGTGATGCCCATGCCACCTGCGTAATTACGCAGACCCGTAGGGCCTGAGCCGTACAGCAAACCAAAATTGGCTGATTTTGCAGTTTGCCGATCACAGCCAATGGCTTCTGCAGTAACGGTGTGCGGATCTTCCCCCGCCTGGAACGCAGCAATCATCCGCTCATCATTTGCCACAGCCGCAGCGAGGCGAAGCTCCATCTGACCGAAGTCAGCGTCAACTAATAGCCAGCCTTCAGGCGCTTCAACGCAACTGCGAAACTGCTTGTCACGCGGAATCTGCTGGTTGTTGGGCTTGATGCACGACATGCGCCCTGACTCCGCCCCCAACTGCATGTAGCTGGCACGCACGAAGCCGGTGCTGTCCATTTTTTCCTGAATCGACTCAATCATTTGCCGACGTTTTTCACACCTTTTCCACTCCAGGTAAATCTGAATGACTTCGTGGTCGGCAGCGTAAGAACGCAGTGCCTGTCTGGATGCACTGGGCTTGCCATTGGCATCACAAGGGGGCTCACCGCCCAACAGCACGGTGAGTTTTTCCACAAGTTGTTTTGGGCTGTTGATGTTGAAGCCTGCGTATTTCTTGGTGCCATCTCGAAGCTTGCCCTCATCCTTAGCCCGCAGGTTGAAGCTGCCGTTTTCATCACGCGGCAACTTGTGTTTTTCAGGCATCGCTGCATCCAGCTGCAACACAAAATCTTTGGCTAAGCCCTTAATGTCGTGCTCGTAATCGATTTTGCGCTGCTGTAAATTCTCAGCGTTCCAGGGCAAACCTGTACGCCACATCTGAGCCATTGCGGGCAGCGCGCGACACTCAAGCTTGAAAGCCGGTCCGAGCCTGTCGCGACTAATCCGGTGCTCCAAAATTGCGTCAAGCTCCACCAAAGCGGCAACGTCGTTGGCCGCATACTCCAACTGTTCTTTGCTGAGTTCACCGCTCCAGTCAGAACGCTGCTGCTCTTTGGACAGCTCTTTTTTGAGGTAGCGCTTTACAACGCTGTCGAGACCGTGTTTCGTATTAGGCAAGCCGTTGGTGAGAAGTCGGCTGGCCAGCATGGAGCAACGAACCCATCCAGCCGGATGGATGTTGTGTTCCTGGAGCCACCCAAGATCGAAGACAGCGTTATGGGCCAGCCAGAATCGGGTTGGATGGCTGAAGAACCAGCGGAGATCAGCCCAGTCGCTTTTATCAAGTTGAAAACAATCAATAAGAACAATAGTGTCGCGATCCCTGGCGCCTAACTGCAAGAGCCGCAATTTGCCGCGCTCAGGCTGCAACTGGAGCGTTTCTGTGTCAAAGCAAAGGGATTGAGCCGTGTTGAGCTTGCTTAGATGCTCAATCCCTTGAAAGACTTGAGGGGACATGGGTGGTGCCGTGTGACCACCTCAATGTAGCACATCAAGAGGTTACTAAACTTTCGACAATCGGAAAATAATCCAAATCGTAAGAAGTCATTACAGCCACATCAACGCCGCAGTCGAGTGCTGCAGCTACGTGCCGCTCAAAGTTCGTAAACCCTACTGGGGTGTCCTGGTACGTCACCTGCTCTACCGCCAACGCGCGTGAATCGCTGTCGTAACTGGTAAAACGAACCAAGGCCAGAGCCTCGTTATCCAAAGATTCGCCCACCTGGCAGTAGACAAAGTTAACGGTGCTTTTCATGCCGCCGAAATACCTGCTGTCAGTGTGTACCGCCCACCTCAACAGCAGGCGGTATAGCCGGTTAATTAACCACTTCACTAACGACGCACATGACAATGTTTTCAAGCATTCGATTGTCTAACCCAAAGCCTGTTTTACGCCTGACCCGTTGAACTAGAGAGTAAATATCGGCCGGAACGCTTATAGGTTCACCGGTGCGAAGAACTTTTTGACGGAGAAGCTCAGCGCGTGGAATACCTTGTCTCTCCGCCTCCCTCGTAAACCGTTCAGCATCTTCCTCACGCAACGTAATTTTCAGCTGTTTCATAATCAAAGTGTTTCGTTGTAAAAAACGCTGCCTGGTCCGTATTGGGCAACGATCTCAGGAAAAGCGCGTAAAACGCGATCTCGGTTGCGGGGGTCCCCGGCCAAAGCTGCTTCAGCAAGCTTGCTAATAAACGACCCACCGTATTGATGGGCCGTTTTGACGGTGGTTTGAATTTGTTTTTCGGTCACAGCGCGGTAAACCACATGCACAAAGTAGCACATTGACAGGCTCTCGCCAAGTGGGTCAGTCCCACATATTCCAGTCATCCGCGCCAGGTTCGACACCCTTATGTCTCTGATTATCTGCGTTAAAAAGCTGATCCGTTGCAGCGGAAGGGTTCTTACCAACAATCGGTTTTGTTAAAAGTTCCGGTTTTGTTAAAAGTCCCTCGCCTGGACTTTTGACAATTTCGGACTTTTGACAATCCACTTTGTTGTTTAAACCCGTTCCAGGGGAAGGGATTTGATTTTTAACAGGGGGTTTCACGGACCTTTCACGCGCGCGAGACGTAAACGCTCCTGGAACGTCTGTACCAACCGCCTCGTAGAAAGCAGGAGGCCGCCCCTTACCTGTCCAGCTCGCTGGAGTAGCACAACGCTCGATTAGTTTCTGCCCTTCCAACTTGTCCAGGCTGTACTTGATCGCGCGCTTCTTATGAACCCCGCCCAGCAGGTCGTGATCCACAAAATCCTGGACCGTCCAAGGTGCGCGCGTTCGCCGCATCTCCTTGAGCATGTCCAGCATCTGTCGCGTCGGCCCATTCACCTTGCTCTCCTTCTCGGGCACCGGCCCGATTTGATACGTGTAATCCGGCAGCAAGGAGAACGCCATTTCCTGCCCTTCACGGTCATCGCGTGATTTCTCGACAGTCACGACCCTGGTGTTATCGCTCAGGCTCAACTCAGCCAGCTGCTTGTTGTCCAGCCGCTGCATGTTCCAGGTCTCATCCACAGCAGCCCTAATGGCGCTGGTTCCACGGAAGCTGCCATTTCTGTTGTTGTGGTGAATCACGATGATGGTGCAGGCCCCAAAGTCCTCACCATTGCGCCGTGCAAGCTTCTTCAGGGGTAGCGCGTACTCCCTGCGGTTCTCCTCATAAGGGTTGGAGTCGTTGCAGCCGTCCAGGCTGTCAATAACCACAAGGTCATAGTTCGGCGCTTCCTTCGGCCCCTGGAGCTTCTTGAAGCGGCTGTACCAGGACATGTCCCACTCCCCCACAACATCAACACCAGTGGTGACGCCGATCAAATCAAACTGACGCCGCACAATCCGCTCGCTCTGATCTCCGTTTAACCAAAGGCAACGCCCCTTGGGTACGTCGACCAAACCGCCGTAAACGTTGAACGATCGTCCCTGACTGATGTGTTTGCACAGCGTCTGGCACATCGCTGACTTACCCGTGCCGCCATCCGCGTGAATCAGTAGCAGCCAAGGCTTCGGCAGCAAACCCGGAATCAAGTAATCAAACGAGGCATCGTCCAACTCGCTTACAGCCCTGGGACGAAACTCTTTGTTGCGCTCGAACGTGAGGTGAGCATCGAGCATTCGGTCGATAGCCGCCGCTCCTTCTTTGTGCCGGCCAGCTTCTTGGGCCAGCTGAGTTTTGGCCTGATCAAGCAGGGCTGGGTTCTCAATGCTGTCTTCTAAATCCAGCCCCCGCGCGATGACTTCTTCACCACTGAGTAGGTCGAGCTTGTACTTAAGCGGGAGCGCTTCGATCTCCTCCACCAATCGTGCAAGACCGTCCCTTTGAAATCGTGTTCGCTCACGATCCACCAGATCGGCCTGACGAATTAACGAGCCAAACCCCAACCCACCGCTTCTAAAACCGTTTTCCCAACGCTCAGCACAGGGATTTTTACCGTCCTCCCAATCATCGGCATATTCGTTATCGCGGCGACTCCACTCTTCCCACAGCTTCAAGCCGTCCTCATTAGGCAGCTCGCTGTGAATCATCGCGCCGATTTCCCACCAAAACTGCTCACTGTTTGCACCGCGAGGCTCGATAACACTCAAACAACTCCGAGCAATCTCGATCTTTTCCTCCCTGGAACGATTGGCGTAACGGCTATCGCGAAGCTTGCGGTTATCGCTGCGCTCATTGAGCTTTCGATATTGCTCACGCATCCGCTCCAAAAGCCATTCAGGAGCAGTGGGAATGTTATTTACATCACCCTTAAAGGTGTATTTACCTTCATCTTTGTAAGCACCAAAAAGCAAACCCTGCCTGCCCCAAAGCACTTCCCAACCTTCATGCCCAGCAGCAGCGTGGCTGAGGTCAGAAACAGTTAGTCGATCTTCCTCAGGAACAACAAACAAAAACTTCGCTGCGTTCTTTTTGGGCGAAGTAATGCGTGGAGCGGTTTCAAGATCCTTGCCCCATTTTTCCTCGATGGCTCCCAGGTTGGCATCAACGTCGAAGATGACGAGCCCTTCAGAGCGAGCGCCGCTGTAAACGCCGACAGCTTTGAATTCTTCGGGATATTTCTCAATGTGCTGGGCCGTGAATTCAGGCGAGAGTTTTTCGTGAGGAGCGCGCCCTAGCGGTGATTTACCGCACGCTTCTTTGCCGTTGGGCATTTTTGCGCCCTTGGCGTAGATCGGCGCAGTAGCCCAGTGCTTAGGCAGGCTGCGTACGAAACTGACGAGATCCATTTGCTACAGTGTGACTGCTAAACGTTTTTTGATACCCCTGGGTGCTTCACCGGCCCCCAGGGGTTTTTCCATTCTATAGCAGTTGCAAACCCCTGACGCTTTGCTACATTGTTGAGGCACCGGGCAACGTGCCCACAGCAAAGGACCCCCATGGGCTTTATCTCATCCAAGAACAAGTCAGCCATTAGTGCCGGTTCCGGCGGCGGCTACCTCAACCCCTCCAAAATTCAGAGCGGCGGCAGCGTCCGCTTTGCTCTCCTACAAGACCAACCCCTTGAATTTTTCGAGTGCTGGGGCGAGTCATCTGAGGGCGGCGTCAAGCCTTTCCGTTTCAGCGACGATCCCAGCCCCGAGGACATCGAGGAAGAAATGGGACCTGAATTTGAACGTCGCATGAATCGCGACGGTAATGCTCCCGAAAAAGTCAAGTTCGCCATCGCTGTGCCCGTTTACAACTACGAGTCCAGCAGTGTTCAAATTATGCAGTTCACTCAGAAGAGCTTGCAAAACGAACTGGACGACATTTCTCAAATGGAGGATTACGCCAACCTATTGGAGTGGGATTTCGTTCTGGGCAAGGAAGGCAACGGCCTTGAAACCCGTTACAGCCTGCGCCCAGTGCCGCGTAAGAAGGGCACTCAGGACAGCATCGAATCTGCCTGGACCGATGCACGCGCCGCTGGCTTTGACATTGGCCGCATGCTGACCGGTGAAAACCCATTTAAAACCGAGTGACACAAACCGGCCACTGACTTGGGGGTGCACCATGTGTGTACCCCTTTTTTAGTGGTTACCTATGACTACTTATGACTACTAATAATAAAAATGTGGGACAAGCCAAACATGTACTTATGGGTATGATGGGTGTATTGGCGAATTTTGTATGGCAGATTTAAGCCCTCAAAGTATCTGGACCTGTGATAGCGGGCATATTCGTGTGACACCTGAAGGTCAGCCGAGTGTCTTCGATATGCTCAAAACGCTTGGCGGGCAGAAAAGCCCTTGGGTATGTTGGGATCGTCTTGTTGAAGCTCACCCCGAAGTCCTTGCAAAATGTAAGGACTTCCAATTTACAGGGCAAGGACAACGCATCACCCCAGTCGCCAAGGACAAAGAGGCCGCTTTTTACATCCTTGGCCTTTTACCTGGAACGGCTGGGCGTAGCTACCGCGAACGAGCGGCAAAGCTGTTTACTGCTTTTTTAGATAATCCGGCTTCTGTTGTAGCTGCCGCTGTCGAGCGGATGACCGAGGACGAGCAGGAGCGTTTAGAGGCAAGATTAAAGGGAAAAAGAACTAGACGTACATTCACAGATGCACTTAGAAAATATAACGTAGAAAAAGTAGGCTTTGCAAACTGCACTAATGCAATATATGTCCCTATTTTAGGCAACGATGCACGTCAATTAAAAAATAAAATAGCAGAAGATAAAAATTTACCAATTAAAAATGTAAAACCTAGAGATCATTTTACAATTCAGCAACTTACAGATGTAGAAACAGCTGAACGAGTAGCTGCCGGTCAGCTGGAGCGCAATACGGTGGCGGGAAACCCTGGTGTGGAGCGCGTTGTTCGTAAATCAGCTGAATACGTTCGCGAACTTCTTGACGGGAATGTTGATATTCCTGGCATTGTTTAATTATACAACTTTTACGCGCTAATTTTAGTTAAGCAGATGCATGTAAGCGATTCTCAAAACGCGCTGGCAGGATTACGCCGCTGGACCCTGGAACGTGATGATTCCGGCCCACATCGTGTGTATCGAGATAAACGAGGCAACACTTACGCCTCCGTAACCCACATCCTTAAAGAAACCTCACCGCAATGGCAGAAAGATGCACTTGATCGATGGATTCAAAAACCCGGTTCTACCCTGGAGCGTGATATTGCCTGCCAGCGCGGGACTCTGGCTCACGATCACGCGGAGTATGTCCTCAAAACAGCGGCAAAGCTCGCGCGTAACAGCGCTAACAAGCGAGGAAGCTGGAGGACTGGAGATGACGGCCTGGAACGTGCCCCTAAAGGGATTACAACCTGGGCAATCGAAAAGGCCATTCAAGGCGCCCCTAGGGTCTCCTGGAGCGCCTCTGGGTACGCCCGAGGTCTACGGTCTTGGATAGGGGAGAACGTAACCGCCATTCATGCGGTCGAGTTCGCCATTCATGACCCCCGAGGTTGGGCTGGAACGGCTGACGCCCTGCTGGACATCGATGGCACGCTTTGCATCACCGACTGGAAAACCAGCGTGAACGCTCGCAGCGAAGAAATGCTGGCTAATTACATCTGCCAAACAGGCGCTTATTCGCTGGGACTCCAGACGCTGACTGGTTTAAAGCCCAAGAAAGGCGCTGTTGTGGTGGCACGTCGCAGTGGAGCCCCCCAAGTTCGCTTGCTTAGTGAGTTAGAATTACGTGGGGCGGAGTGTCAATGGCTAGAGAGGATGGACTTGTGGAATTCCCTGCAAGCCCAAAACAGTTAGAGGAAGCCCTGGAGCGTTTATACAAAGGACAAACCAACGTGGCTGTCCAGGCTCAGGGCTTGGGGATGCCTCTGGAACGATTAAAACAGATCTTCACCGCTTATGTAATAGCCCGTCCTATCGACATCAACGATGAGGACATATGGCTAGCCGATCAAGCTATGTGCTGGCCCTATGCTTGAGGAGCTGGACCGAATCCATGCAACCTCGCAGCAGCTACAGGACTACCCATTTCAGCAAGATCTAAAAATTGCTGCTTCAAAGATAAGTATTGCTGGGACGTTAACCGCAACGTCATCCCACATTCTTTGAAGTAATAGGACTTTCTGTCTTTCATTGGTTTTGGGTGGCAATGTAATCGTGGATTTTGTTCTGTAGCTCAACCATTTTCCTGGCACGTGCTGAGTCAGCCCAGCCCTGCTTCTCAAACACCGCAAACTCCCAATACAGGGAGTCTGCAAGCATGTGAAGTTCGTGGAGCGTAAACCTGTTTAGTTTCATACTTCTTGAGTAAAAGCGTACTTATCAACCTTGCGTTCACATCCCTGGCACGCTATCGCACCCCACGAAAAGTGATAAACACGGTTTTCATGCTCACAATGCGGACACTTAATGAGAGTCCCTGAAGCCCTGGCACGTGTGCTGCGTGTCACAGGCTTCCAAGATTGCTCAGAGGCAACAAAGGCATACATTCTTTTTTGAAGAGCCTGGAGCGTTTTTGCACGGTGCGACGTATGCCACCCCTTGCTTTGCATAAAGTCAAGTTCCCAAGAAATAGAGTCAGCCAATAACTCAAGTTCGTGGTTCGTTAGTTTCATTTGAAATGCTGATTGCGGTCTGCGGCTGTGGGGATGGAGCGTTCCCAATCATCCTGCTCATGCTCGATTTGCATCTGCTCCAGCTCCTCTTCTGTGTAAAGCTCAGAAGGGAGTGGAGCGTCGTCGTCGAAGCGGTAGCGGTTGTAAATCATGCGAAGGGTGAAACGGTTTGGGTGGTGTAGCCCTGCCATTTTTTGGCAGTGTCCATAGCTTTGATTAGCTGGCACGTTTGCTTGTCGTCCCCCGTGGCAATAGCAATTTCGAGCCGGTGCTGAAGCATCGCCAGCACTCCCGCAGGATTGCAGGGTTCCATCTCTTCAACGGCTGGACCGTCGTCAGATTGTTGGATTTCCTGCTCTGCCGTTGTTATGTCGTTGTATGCCGTGGAGCGTGAAACGAAATAGCGGGCGCTGATCAACGTGGCCAGCGATGCCACAGGGATTCTGCGTTCCAACATTGCGCGCGCGTAGCTGACACGATGCTGAATTTCTACCTGGGACGCCATCACTTACTAACCCCTGGTTCGTGCGGGTAGTCGAGACCCATCGCGCCAGCGAATCGCTGAAGCAGTTCGATGTCTTCTCTGGAGCGATACGGCGAACCGTGCAAATGAGCGAGAAAATCAACTACCGCGTCCGATATTGCGCGACCTTCAAAGCTGAGCTGGACCGTGGTTTGATGCACGTCGTCCCAGTTGTCGTGGGCTGTTAGTTGCTGTTTATTTAGTGACAGCCTGGGAATGTTGGTGAAAGTGTGAACGTGTTGCGTGTGGTCGAAATAGTTCATGGGTGAAACTGGATTTTCTGGAAAGTTGGACGAATCAGGCTTCTGTGTAACCGTCGAACCATTCGCCATCTTTGCGAGTGTTTGGGTCTTTGCAGTGCGCTTGAGCCTGTTCGAGAGTTAAGCCTCGTTTGACTGTGCGGTTGCATCGGCCAGTGTGTGGGGCGTAGAACCGAACGATGTTGTAAGTGTGAGCCATGGATGGGCTGCCTGTATTGGACCCCCACAATGTAGCACATATAAACCCTTACGTGTCAAGCCTGGAACGTCTAGCGGCCCGCTGTGTTGCGGTTAGTATTAGTAAAGGTTTTCTATTTGCAGCCCGTGGCTGATAACAGCACCGAAGAGAAGAAGACCAGCGTTGGAGACGATGAGTCGAAGCGGTGGCGCAAGGGACGCGGCGCAGCGCACAAAGTAGAAGAACGCGCGCAGGTGTGTTACGGCTACATCCTGGAAGGCGGTACGAGACATCAGATCGCTGAAAAAGTGTCTTTAAGGTTCAATGTCTCTATGCGCACTGCACACGATGACTACAAGCGCGCAATGGAGCTGCTCAGGCAGGAACAAAACGGCACGCGTGAAGAATTGTTGAACCAACTGCAGGCTTTACGGCTTGCGACGGTACAGAAGGCACTGAAGCGCGGCCACTTCCAGACCGTTGCCACACTGCTAGGCGACATGGGCCGTGTTATCGGCGAGGCAGCACCGGAGCAGTTAGCACTACAAGTCCCCACCCTCGACATTAAGATCGAAGGCAGGGAAGAAGCGGGCTAATTGTTAGAAACTCAGCGCCCCCAAACTAACACTTTGCAGTAGTTATAATTACTATTTTTTGCCATGCACTTAGCGTAGGCTAATTCTTCCTGAGCGTGGAAATGTTTACCAACAAAAATAGTACAAATACCAAGCAAAATTAGGCAAACGGGAAAATACTTCGAAGACATAACTTTGGGTGAGTTAGTGTTAGCAACTGTCTGTGTTGCTAAGTATATTATAACCTTCCCCAGCTGCTGTGCTAGTTTCTTTGTGCCACTACCTCAGCTGTCACACACACTCCCAAAATTCTTGTTTTCTGAAAAATTTTTCGGGTTTTCGAAGTTTTTGGGGCTGTGTGCCAGTTGCACCGACTGGCACAGGGGGCAGGGTTGCAAAACCGCGCGTATATATGGCTGTA